AAGGAGCGAAGAAATTACTCCCCTAATGCTACTCAGAGATTCGAAAGTAGTCATTGATAAGATGAGAGAATACTTCAGAGAGGTAGATTTCCTGGCTCTTGACGACAAGGGGCGACCTAAGTATGATATTGATAAACTTGCCAGAGTTGTAGAACGAAGCGCAAGTATATTGGATAACTTATCTAAGTTAGAGGAGATGGTTAAAAAAGAGGTTCAATCTAAAAAAGATAGGGTGGGTAGCAAAACAAAAGCTACGTTTGAAGATGGAGTATAATGTTTGTCAGTCTTCTATAGAGCTAGAAACTCTTGACAAAGAAGTCGTAAGTGAGTTACTGGATTTTATAGAAACTGTTCCTTTTATCAGGCATTTAATAAGTTCTGATAGAAAGTATTCCAGAGACTTAGAAAAGGATGAATTGGGTAGGGTAAAGGTAGATATTACCAAGCCTCATATTCTGGAAAATACAGATTATTTTAGGCCTGGTGCATTATTTTATCAAAAGTTTAAAAAATATACAAATCTATTCCCCAACAGCTCTCCTAACTCGGAGTATTTTAGGTTTTGGAAAGAAGAAGCTCGACGTTGCAGGGAAGGTTTTATAAGGGAAGAAGATGGTGAGTGGATCACGGGCCCACATTATTTTTATTTGAATTATTCCCCCATTCTTAGAAGTGTAATTAAGAAAGGCTCAAGAAGAGCAGAAAGAATTAGGGACTTTCCTGATTTTTATGATGGAGATTATCTTTATTTTCATTACTTACAACAAGCTACAGATGCTGGTAAACATGTGGGACTTCTTAAGAAGAGGGGTATGGGATTCTCCTTTAAGGCTGGATCTGACTTAGCAAGATTATTAATTCTTGGAGATACTAGTGTTAATAAGGGGGATGTTAAGGGATTTGCCATAGCATCTGAAAAGGAATATCTTATTAAAGATGGTATCTTAAATAAGTTTGAAGATAATGTGGATTGGTGTGCGAGTAATACTCCCTGGCCAAGACTAAAATCTAAGAATTCGCTCAATTCAATGACTTGGGAGATGGGCTATGTAGATTCTTCTGGTCTTACACAAGGAACACGAAATTCTGTAATTGGGGTTACTACTCAGGGAGCTCCTGACAAGGCCAGGGGTAAAAGAGGCCCAAGAATTTATTGGGATGAGTGGGGGAAACATCCCAACTTATTAAAGTCTTGGATGGTAGCACGTGAGTCTGTAGAAGAGGGTAACTTTGCATTCGGAACCATGGTTGGTGGGGGTACTGGTGGTACAGAAGGTGCTGACTTTAAAGGAGCTGAGGAGATGTTTTATAATCCAGGGGGTTATAATATTCTTGAACTTCCTAATGTATATGATAAAAATGTTAATGGATCTTCTACTTGTGCATTCTTCTTCCCAGCATATTTAAATAGATTAGGTAGATATGACAAATCTGGAAATTCAGATGTTCTTGGTTCTCTTATAGAAATTATACAAAGAAGGGTATATATAAAATATAATTCTACTGACTCCAATACTTTAGTACAGCATAAGGCTGAAATGTGTATTATACCACAGGAAGCTATTATGAGGAGAGAGGGTAGTATTTTTCCAGTGGCAGATCTAAAGGATTATCTCGCAGAGATAATGCCTGATATGCCTAAATTTACAGGAGCACATTATTTGGGTCATTTAAAAACTACTATAGGTGGTGGAATTTCCTGGGATAAACAAGAGTTACATCCCGTATTACGTAATTATCCTCTTAGGGATGAGTTAGATAAGAATGGAGCTATTGAGATTTTTGAAATGCCAAATAGATTAAATTCTTCGGGCACTATTCCCTTCTGGCGATATATAGCAGGAATTGATCCAATTGATTCAGATGAAGGTACATATACAAATTCTCTTGGTAGTATTTTTATCTTCGATACCTGGACAGATAGGATTGTAGCTGAGTATACAGGAAGACCAAGATTAGCAGTAGAGTTTTATGAAAATTGTGTGAAGTTATTGAAATTTTATAATGCTATTGCAAATTATGAAAATAACTTAAAGGGATTATTTCAGTATTTTGATTCTACAAGAAACTTACAATATTTATGTGATACTCCTCAGATACTTAGAGATATGGATTATGCCAAGGGAACTGCTTTTGGTAATCGTGCCAAAGGCACGTCTGCCAACAAGATGATTAATGCCTGGGGGCGTAAGCTCCAGGCAGATTGGCTAATATCTCCATCATACAGTCCTTTTGAAGAAGATGAGGCAGAGTTAGATGAGAATGGGAAAATAATAGAAAAGCCAGCAGTTCTTAATTTACATAGAGTAAGATCCTTGGGATATATAAGAGAATTGATAAGTTGGAATCCTGACGATAACTTTGACCGTGTATCGGCAATGGGAATGTTAATGATTCTTAGAGCTGAAAGAGAGAAGTTCGAACAACATAAATATGAAGATAAAATTAAAACTATTGTTGATGATCCTTGGTTTTTAAGATATAGTGGTATATCAAAAAAGGCTAAAACTATGAATCCTGCAAAAGATTTTAACGGTTTACGCTATACCAGAAATAAAAATATTCCTCTTGAATCAAACTAATTAGTAACTTTACAAGAAATTTAATTTTTATGGCAACTACCTTTAGTAATACTGGGAAACTATCCTTCCCATTCCAAAAAAGAAGCCGTGCTCAGAAGACAGAAAAATACTACAAAGATTGTGTAGATGCTGCTGATACGGTAGTTGGATTTGATCTTGATACTGGGATCAGAGCTACAATGGCTGAAAAACTTAGTAATGTAAACTTAATCAATAATATAGTAGACCCTAAAGAGGTTAGTGCTGTAATAAATCCATATAAAGTTGAGGCTAAGTTTGATAATAATTATAAAAACTATCCTCTACTTAATTCTTATATGGCAGTTCTTCTTGGTGAGGAGAGAGAATCTAAGTTTAATCCACTCATTACAATGTCAAATCCCGATCTTGTAAATGCTAAGATTGAAGAGATTTCTGCTCTTATGAATAAGTCTATTCTAGAGAAAATAGTAGCTAATAAATTTTCTGAAGAAGAAGCTAGTGCTGCTATACAAGGACAGGCTAAGTGGATGAAGTTTAATTACAGGGATAGACGTGAGCTTATGGCTTCTCAGATTATTCAATATGGTTATATTAACCAGAATATGAAGGAGCAATTTAGCAAGTGTTTTGAAGACCTTTTAGTCCAGGGTGAGGAATTAGTTTGTACAGAAATATCTGGGGGGGAACCTATTCTAAGAAAGATGAATCCTCTTAATGTATTTACAATAAGGGGTGGGACTTCTTATAAAATAGAAGACTCTGATATCATCATAGAACTATCTTATGTACCTGTTGGTCAATTAATTGATGAATACCACGATGAACTTAAGGACTCACAAATTAAAAAACTTGAAGATGGATATAGTTATAATATTGCAGCTTCAAGTAAATTATTTAATAGAACTCTTGTAAATCAACCCATAGACTTAACCTCTTGGGTCATGCAACAAGGTGGTATAGGGAATGTAATTGCAAGCGGAGTACAAACAAATAATGCGTTTGGTGGATCTTTTGATTCTTTTGGGAATGCTCGTAAGTTGCGTGTTCTTTGGAAGGGGATGAGAAAAGTTGGTATTTTAACTTTTATAGATGAAGATGGTGATTTTCAGAAGAGATATGTTGATGAAGACTACCCTCTGAATGAATCTGAATCTGAGAATGTTAAGTGGATCTGGATAGGTGAATGGAATGAAGCTACTAAATTAGGTGATGATATTTATGTTCGCATGGGCCCTAGACCGGTTCAATTCCGTTCTATGGACAATCCTTCGAAATGCGCTCCTGGAATTGTTGGTAATATTTTTAATACTAATGATGCAAGATCACTTTCATTTGTTAGTTTGGGTAAAAGCTATCAGCTTACCTATAATTTCTTCATGCATAAACTTTGGGAAGAACTTAAAACTTACAAAGGTAAAATAGCTAAGATATCTACTAGTATGATACCTAGTGACTTTACTATGGATCAATTTCTCTTCTATATAGATCAGATGAAGATTCTGTTCGAAGATGATTTTAATGAAGGTAAAAAAGGAGCATCCTTGGGTAAGTTGGCTGGTAATATGAATCGTGGTTCTGGTAGTGTTGAAATAGGCGATCCGGCTGTTATTCAAAATTTATTGGGGATATTAACTTTCCTTGAAAATAGAATAGCAGATATAGTGGGTATAACTCCTCAACGAAAGGGGGCTGTTGAAAGCCGTGAAACTGTCGGGGGTGTAGAGCGTAGTGTTAAACAAAGTAGTCTTTCTACTGCTAAATATTTTAGTATTCATGATAATTTTATAAATAGAGCAATAGAAGCGTATATAGAAACAGCTAAAGTTGCTTGGAAAGATCAGAAGTTTAAGAGACAATTCATACTTGCAGATGGTAGTCAAGCAGTTCTTGACTTTGATGGTGAGATGTTTAGAGAATCTGAATATGGCATATATTCAACTAACTCTGCTATTGACAAGGATATGATGGCTACTCTTAAGGCTCTTGTACAACCCTTCATGCAAAATGGTGGAACTCTTTCAATGGTTATGGAACTTTACAGAACTCAAGATCCTGCTGCTTTACAACGTAAGTTTGAAGCCTTTGAAGAACAACTTCAACAACAGGCACAACAAGCTCAACAGCAGCAACTTGAAGCTCAACAACAAGAACTTCAAGCTAGAGCAGAAGGTGAACAAGCTGAAAGAGATCTTAAGAAATATGAAATTGATGAAAATAATAGAGTTAAACTTGAGATAGCTGCAATGAGCCAAGAAAAGGATCTTAATAGTACTGAGGAAAATGCTCCTCCCGTTGTTGATCTTGCAGATGAACGCCTTAAGAGAGATCAATTGGAGGAACAAAAAAGATCTAATAGAGTTAAGGAAG